CCAACTCTTGTTATTATACTATCTAATTCATGAAAATTCAAGTTTTGCATTTCATCTACTAATATAATGCAATTATCCATTGTGGTTCCACGAATAAATGAGGTAGACCAGAACCCAACTGTCTCTTGAGTTTTAAGTGCACCATAAAGCATTTCAAAGTCCTGATCAGATGGCATTTCAAACATATACTTAACCATATTCTTATATGGAATCTGATATAAAAATGACTTGTCCTCGTGATCACCTGGTAAAAATCCAATCTCTCTTGTAGATACAAGAGAACGAACTACATATACTTTTTCATATGGAGTAATCTCATTTAATACATCTCGAAGAGCAAGATATAATGCTACAAATGTTTTACCAGTACCTGCTGCACCATAAGCAAAAATGTTTTTACCTTTTTCATATGCTTCAAAGAATCTTTCTTGATTCTTAGTCAATGGTTTAATGTCAACCATTGCATCAGTATTAATTGGTTTCTTTCTTTTTAGTTGTTTGGCACTCATGCTACCAATTCCCGAAGAGTTTCCGTTTCCGTTTCTTTTTTTAGCTGGCATTAGAATGAATAATCCCTATTTTTACGAACAGTTGCACCTGGTTGTTTAGATGCTCTATCTAATACTTCATTCCAACCACTAGATTTTGCTTCTCCTGTCCATCTAAATTCTCTTGATTGACTGGCACAACCTTCAGACCAATCTTTATCCCATTCTGGATTATCTTTTCTCCATTGATCATAAGCAGCCATAGTCATGGAGAGTTCTTTCTTCTCTTTTGTCTCTTTATGTATTACTGGGTATGTGGGCATAAGTTTTTTAAGTTTTGTAAAGTTATTTAGACCCATTCAAGGGCTTCGGACACAGATGGGAACTGTTCGGTAAATACCTTTCTACATCCCTCTGCGATAACCATATGTTCTTTTTGTGTTCCGTGTGCTGATCTTAGATTAATATAATGAATCCAAGAACGACAAGAACCTGTCATATAGATCTTTGTAGGAGTACAAAGTGGTAATACCATTCTAGCACATTCTTTTGCCACTCCTTCCTCAATCATTTGATTATACAATGCTTGTGAAGAACTAAACAGAGTAATCATCTGACGATTTAGTTTATCAACAACCTTTGCATCAAGATCATCTATACTGTTCTGACGATTCTTTGTGTCTTGTCTACGCAACTCTGGTAATTCAATCTCACCTAATTGATTACTCTTTGCATATCGTTGAGAAAATTCTTGGAAAGTAAAACTACGATGCCTTAGAATCTGTGCTGCGATTGCACGAGTCGTTTCAATCTCAAGTGTCATAGTAGATTGTTCAAACACAGACCAGTGATTGTGTTTAATACAATACTTTAACAATCCAGAGTAATTTGGATTATCTTGATTGTCTGGATTCGAGACTCTGGCAATATGTGCCATTGTTTTCTCTGCATCTGGTGTGACACTTACTAAATTAATAGTCATAATTCAGCCGTCATCATCTTCGAATACTTCATCATAGTCCTGTATACCTTTTTTGATTTCTTCATATTTAGAGGGATCCAAGTAACTCGTAGCATCAGCATAAACTTCCGATTTAAGAGACTCAAGAACGTTTTCTAAATCATGAATGATTGCTTTTAGTTTAGTCTTCTCCATAATAGAGTTTAGTTTTATATATTATAGCATAAAAAAGAAGGGGATCAACCCCTTCGTTTTATTTTCCATACAGGAAATTAATTTCAGCATTTATGATTGTGAGAAAGATAGCAGATGCTGCTAAAATCTCAATAGTTTCAATCATTTAACACTTGTAAGTTCTTTCTTTTGACTTACACCACGGTAAGTTAGATCGACCTTGTTTGTTTGCTGTTCCTTATTCCTGTTGGTGTCGTATACAACACCTCTGTATGTGACTTTTGCCATTTGGTTTCTCCTGTAAGTAGTAGGGGTTTTTACTCCCGTTCCTTCAGTCGGCTTTTGCGTCCTTACAATATAACCCATATGATTCACCAAAATCATAATACAAATCAATAATTTCTTGTCTTTCTTCTACACTAAGGTCAGGATAGACTTTAGCACGATCAACAAGAGTATTAATATCTGTACATGATACTGTGACTATAGTAGTGATAGCACTTGATGCAGCAATTAAAGTTTCAATCATAAGGATGAACGAACCCGTTCCGAGTCGGCTTACTTGCGTCCGATGATGAAAGCATCACAATCACCTTCAACTTTCGTACGAAGGTAATCTATTAGGTACTCGTGTGCATCAGAGTTTAGATCCCCATCACTGAGTATCTCAATTCTGTTGCGGTTCCAATCTGCACATGACATCTCCCAGTGGAAACTATTATGTTCAGACAGAAGCGTTGCGAGTAGTGCGAGCTCTATCATTTGGATGAACGTAAAGGTATGTTAGCATACCCACACTATATAGTCAAGCAATTATGTAATTTGTGTTACACTTTAATCTTCTTTTAATAAGTTAGTGATAGTTTTCTCGTTTCCATCCATAATCTTAATTTCATATAAAGAAGATCGCATATACTTCTTCAATTTTTTATATTTTTTCTTTAGATTCTTGACTTCATCTGCGTTTACATCAATGTTCATTTTCTTTTAGCCTTCTTTTTGGGTGCAGTTGCTTTTGTTTGTCCGTCATAAGTTCTTGGATGAACTATACCTTTAGTCCATTCAATTCCTTTTACATTCTTATACTTATCATAATAGGCATCAAAGACATCTACAAATGCAGCTGCCCTTACAATATCGTACTTTAGTTCCTCTTTGTCGTTGTAACTAACCACGAAAGAATCTGATGGCAACTTTTTATCATTTGCTTTATCAAAAGTGCACTTCTCAAATAGCAATTTAATTTTTTCGTCAGACATTAACTTCGATTCCCCCAAACAATATCAGGATATGCTTCAGCAACATTTGCTTTTGTTATTTTATACTTATCGTATAACTTCTTATCCTTAACAAGACATAAAATCTCTGCATCAAGTGGATGAAGACCTTCAAGAATCTGAATAAACATAGTCTCTCTACGAAGACTATTCAATTGATCATTACCACCTTTCACAAAGTTATACAATTTAGTCCACTCTTTGCGGAGAGTCGTGCGACCTCTTTTTAAATCAGTTGCACTTCCCATAGATGTAGTGGAGTTATACTCCATAGTGCCCACAAGTTGATTTACTTTAGTGCTTAAAGATCCAGAACTTATCTGTTCATCTTTTAAACTTGAATATGGGACTTCACCTGGTGGAAGTAAAGAAATAGAAGTATCATCATAGTTCCATATGAACAATGCTTTTAAAGAATTGTGTTCATACTTTCTAAGCACTTCTACTTTTTTAGCATTTGATCTCTGCTTTGATGCAAGAGCAAGAACTTCAAATGCAAATGGATTTGGTGGCAAATCCGCTATTGGTTGAGGAGGAGTAGAGGCTTTCCTTGTTTGGATTGCCTCTGCTTTCTTAGATGTCTTCCTCGGTTTCCTCGTTGTTGTCATTTTCAAACCTCACTGCGACGATTTCGTCTGGGATAATGTTTCCATTTGCATCATACATTTCTGGATGATTGTAAATGTTTTGTGGTGTAGTTTCATAAGAATGTTCTCTTGCGACCCATCCTACCACACCTCCGACTATTAATGCAAGTAATGACATTAATGTCGAAAGGGTTAGTGTTACTACTAAAGTTTCCATGAGACTTCTCCACTTTTAAATTTTTTTGTTTTTGATGGTAAAAGAAAACTCAAAATTAAAATGAATATCTTTCTTTAATAAAGAGAACATTTTTCTAAACCTGATACCAAAAGGTTTAATATTTTGAGACTTTGATTTTGTCCCTCCAAGTATTAATTCTACTCCTTTATTTATCTCCAAATCAGACGATTTGTTCTTCTTGGAGATATTTGATTGTGTCAATACATCCTCCTAATTTTTTTCCGTTTAATAGAATTTGAGGAAAGGAAGTTCCATTTCCAAATTCTCCATAAAATGAATCTTTATCAAAATGTTCATTAAGTGAATACACTGTGTATGATGCTTTGATGTGATCTAATACTTGAATGATTTTACCACAGTATGGGCATCCTGTTT